TGTAACACAACAGGAAGTTCCTGTTCAGCAGGTTGACGAAAGTATTGCTAATGAAGAAAAACGTTATCAATACTGGCAATCTGAGACTGATAAAGCTCGTAATGAGATAGCGGCTCTTAAGGAAAACCTTAATACAGTCCAATCTCAGCAGGCGCAACAGCCTCAGGTGACGGAAAAAGAGGAATCCGCAATGGAACAGTTTCCTCCTCCGCCAGAAAAACCTAAGAAACCTTCGGGTTTCAATAGGTCAGATGCTTATGATGACAATAGTTCTGATTCAGCTAAATACTTGGACTCAATGGACGATTGGAGAGATAATATGGACGAGTATAATCGTCTGCATTCTCAATATACCGTTGCAGTGATGGAAGAGGAAAAAGGCAAAATGAAGAAAGAACATGATTCTATTCTTAAGCAGCAGGCAGAGAGGGATGCATATAATAGTAATATGAAACAGATGTCTACTCATTTAACTGAACAATATCAGGCTACGCCTGAAGAAATTCAGAAATTTGTTGAGGTTATGGATAATCCGGAGAATATTACTGTGGACAACTTGTTTCAACTGTACAGAATGCAGAATGGCGGGAACATGAGTCCGACTAACGCACCTCCGGCAATTGCTCAAACACCCTCGAATGAGAGCTTTGAGCAACGAAAGAGAGCACAGTCGGTCCCAAGCCCTATGGGCGTAGTCCCCGGTCAGACGCAAGCTGGCGCTACAGATGAATCAACTTCCATGATGGATTCAATGTTGAACGATTATAAAAAACGAAATCCTTGGAGTTAATCTAAGGAAAGGAGTAAAAAGCTATGGCTGATAATTGGTCAGTAAGCACAGGTGATGCAGCAGGCTCTTTAGCCTCTGTAAGCATCAACGACTCCCGCCGAGTCTATAATTTCGGCGAAAGAGTCTCTGAACTCGCTCCTGCACAGTCACCGTTCTTCGTCTATCTATCTAAAGTAGCGAAAGCGTCTACTGATGACCCCGTATTCAAGTTTCTTGAACAGCGTCATCAATGGCAACGTCGTAACTTTATTTCTAAGACAGATGGAGGCGCAAAAGCTGCCGGAGAAAGTGAAACATATAAAGTTGTAAGTGATTATGACAAATATGGTAATGACTTGACCGCAGGTGGTGGAACAGATACAGCTGCACCGCAATATTTACTTGTTGGACAAGTAGTAAGGATAGGGCAAAAAGCCCTTAGAATTACTGCTGTTACAGCGGGCGATGGTATTGCTGCTGCTTTTAATGGG